GAAAACAAAAAAGGAAAATAACATGAAAAAAACCGTAACACATTTAGCTTACGGAGCATATGGTGTAGCTTGTGGTTTATGGGGTGAGAAAGGTGTACGTGCATTTAGCTTACAAAACGTAACCTGTAAACAATGTCTACGCAGTTTGCTTGCAAGGGAAATGTTTATAAAAAGATTAGAAGGACGACCGAAATGGCAATTTACAATATGAAAAGGAGAATAACACACTGTAATAGTGAAGTATAGTGAACATAATGATTATTGATGTAAGGAGAATAAAATGATTTCGTTACCTCCTGTCGAATTTACATTTGGTAAGTATGGAGTAGATGTTCCATTCAACATTTATATGAATGGATTAGCAAAATGGTTATTAAGCCAGAACATTATAGGGTATTGCAATGGCATGGAATTGTTTGTTCGACCAGTTGGTAATATGATGGCAGCTATGATAGAAATAGACGGTTGGACAGGGTGGATGCATATTCCCATAGAAGTATGGGAAGACTATTTGGATTTAAGAAATAGAATGTAAAGGATAACAAAAATGAAAAAATCAAAATGGAAAAAAGTTGAAACTGCTGTCGAGTTTAGACAGCAAGGATGTATAGAAGAATGTCTTGTATCCAAAGTTGGAAGAAATTGTTTGGTTAATAATGCTATCAAATTGAAGTGTAACTACCACTACAATGGCTCTGGAACCCAAGCATTTGGTGGGGCCAAACAATGGCCTGTAATAACTTTGGAATGGGCTTTCCAAGAAGGCGAAGAAACATTGCGAGATGTCGTAGCCAGAAGACTCAAGGAATTTGTTGAAGAACAAAAGAAAGCCTAAATGTACGAAATACGGGCGGGTAATTAGTCCCCTGACCCTGACATCGTCGCTTAGGCAGCGTCCTATGAAGCGTATTTTAAGGAAAGTAGAATAAAATGGCCGTAATATGCAACAAAATAAAAAGTGGAGAGTGTGTCAACCATACCTGTTCACACGCGATGTTACACAGACAGGAAGAAGAAGTAGAATATGATGATGGGTTGCCATTTGGCAATGGAAGTTGTGTTGATCCTAAATGTAGAGAATGGACAGATGTCAAGTGTGTGTCCATAACCGAAGCAGAAATATATGCACTCAGATTATTGTATGGAATACGTGTGACAAAATGACTAAAAAACCGATAATACATTTGTCTTATTACAAAATAGTGGAGGGTTGTGCCTCCGTTGGTTTGGTGTGTGGTTTAGATTCAAAATATGGTTCAATAGAAGACAACTACCCGTATGGAATACGTAGAACATGGGATTTATCTGATGTAACTTGTAAAAAATGTTTGTCTTCTAAAAGAATAAAACGACACCATATTAGAAAGTTCGTTAAAAGACTTCTAAAATGACTAAATTATACAAATATCAAAAACGTGGTGTTAGAAAGATAATTAAGTTCAATGGCAGATGTTTATTAGCTGATGAAATGGGCTTGGGTAAGACCATACAAGCCCTGTATTATCTGAAACTACGCCCTGACAAACTGCCTGCGCTGGTAGTCTGTCCATCCACAGCCAAATATGTGTGGAAAAGTGAAATCCGTAAACACACTAAATTCAGTGGCAGAATCCTAAGTGGACAAACTCCCTGCCGATTTAAGCCAAGGGACATTACCATTATCAACTATGATGTTTTAACATACTGGAAAGACACCTTAAAAGACATGGATTTCAACACACTTATATTGGATGAAAGCCATTACATAAAATCCTACAAGGCCAAACGCACCAAAGCTGTTATTAGTTTGGGGAAACGAATTCCACATGTAATTGCACTAAGTGGGACACCCTTAACAAACAGGCCAAAAGAATTGTACCAGACACTACATCTCATTGTGCCTAAACTATTTCCATCTTTTGTGCCTTATGCCTTCCGCTACTGTAATCGCCGAATGTTACCTTGGGGATGGGACGATAATGGGGCTTCACACTTAAACGAACTGCATGAGAAACTAAAGAAAACGTGCATGATACGCAGAACTAAAGAGCAGGTATTACCCGAACTCCCACATAAACGCCGAATGGTTATTCCCCTGCCTATTGACAAGGTTACCGAATATGAGGAAGCCGAAAATGACTTCATTACATGGTTAACAAAGAAGGACACGAAAAAAGCAGCGAAAGCACTTCTCGCTGAAAAGTTGGTACAGTTGGGATACCTTAAACGACTGGCTGCCGAATTAAAGATGCGAAGTGTTTTTAACTGGATTGATAATTTCCTTGAAGAAACAGACGAAAAACTTGTAGTGTTTACTTTACATAAAAAGATTATTCAACAACTTATAGCTAAGTATGGCAAACAATCGGTTGTTGTAGATGGAAGTGTATCTATGAAACAACGGCAAAAGAACATTAAACAGTTTCAAGAAAAGAAAGGAACACGTATATTCATAGGACAGCTTATCGCGGCTGGTACAGCAATCACCCTCACAGCCGCTTCCACCGCCGTATTCATCGAATTGGACTGGGTTCCGGGCAACCACATTCAAGCTGAAGATAGACTACATCGTATAGGACAAAAGAATTGTGTATGGGTTTATTATTTAGTAGCGAAAGGAACCATAGAACAAAAATTATGTAAAATTCTACAGGAAAAAGCGGCCATCATAACATCAGTGTTAGATGGAAAAGAAAAAGGCAATAAATTAAATGTTTTCAATCAACTAATGAAGTGGTATGAAAGGAAAATAACATGAAAGTAAAAAAGAAAAACCAAAGAACCAGTACACTGTATATTCGTTATATACCTGCGACTCTGAAGAGTTATTTCAAAGCGTACTGTGCTAAACGGGAAAAAACAATGAGTGATGTTATTGTGGACTTTATGAAAGATGTCACTAATTCCGCACGTCAAATGGATGATAATAGCTAATTGAAAGGGAAAAAATGAAAAAAGCAGCAAAACATTGGATAATACCAGATAGTTGGGGAACAGGTTACATGTCAATCTGTGGAATGTTTCGAGTTAGTATTTTCCACCATTATGGCATATCTCATGTAACGGAAAAAATCGTAAATAGTGGTGCTCTCACGCCAGAAGAAATTACATGTAAGCATTGTAAAAAGACTATGAAAAACCATGAGAATGATAAAGCTACCATGTTTAATAAACACATGATAGCCAGCTTCTATAAACATGGAGGTAAATAGAATGAAGTTTACCGAACTACTCGAAGAATTTGATATACCAAGAGCACCAGAAGGTAATGAACATCAAACTGTCGGCTGGGTGCAAATAGACTGTCCTTTTTGTTCTAAAGACTCCCACCATTGGCGTATGGGGTATAACATTTCAGGTGGTTATGTAAACTGCTGGTCATGTGGTACTCATTCATTGGCTTCGGTTTTACACGAATGGACAAATCTACCATACAAACGAATTAAAGAATTGATTGAACAGTTAGATGATGTAATTGAACAGCCTATAATGAGGGAAAATACAAAAGGAATACTTGGCATCCCTTCTTGTGTTGGTCATTTAAGGGATGTTCATATCAGGTATTTAAGCACACGCAGATTTGACTACAAAGAAATACAAAGGCTATGGCAAGTGAAAGGAATTGCCATAGCTGGACGGTTGAAGTGGCGTTTGTTCATTCCTATACTGCACCAAAATAGGGTAGTCAGTTGGACAACAAGGGCCATAGGTAAAACAATGTATAGGTATCTCAGTGCCGAACCACACGAAGAACTTATTCCACATAAGAACATATTATACGGTGGAGATTATGTGCGACACTGTGTAATTATCACAGAAGGGCCGTTGGATGTCTGGGCTATTGGTCCCGGTGCAGTAGCTACATTTGGTTCTAACTATACCCAACAGCAGGTATTACAGTTAATCAAAATACCCCGCCGAATAGTATGTTATGACAATGACAGAGAAGCTCAGAAACAGGCACAGAAACTGTGTGATACTCTGGGTGCTTTTGAAGGTGAAACAATCAATGTGGTGTTAGATGCCAAAGACCCCGGTGAAGCTAAACATAAGGAATTAAAGAAGTTAAGAAAATTTTTAACTTAATTTATTTTTTCTTTTACTTTTAAGATGGAAAGGTTATAATAGTAGTAGGTTAAAGGTTAAGCTGTTTGATACAATTTGAAATGATGGATTTTTTGCCGCCCGTTGTAGCAGTTTAACCTGATTGCCTACGATGGGCGGCTTTTATTTTATAACTGAATTATATCGAACTACCGGAAAGAAACGGAGGTGTATTATGGTCACTTGAAACGAACTATATTTATTGGGATTTAATAGTAGAATGATGTGTAACACTATGTAGTAGATTAAAAAGTTCATACTTCAGAAGTTTGTACAATGAATTGAGCAGGGTTTGACAAACTTTGCTCAGTTCTCGGTGGGTAGTTTAATTGGCAAAATGTCGGGTCGCTCCTGATGATGCAGGTTCAAAGCCTGTCCCACCGATTAAAAAGTTAATATGGTGATGCGTGTATGTTCCGGTAAACATGGAATGGAAGCCATGGACACCGAGGCCAGCAAGAGGCGGTGGCAACAGGAAATGAAAGCCCGTGAAAATCGGTCCAGAAGATTCCAAAGCGAAACAGGAATGGAAGTATCGACCAACCTCTCCGGTTATGTAATGTAACCGAGAAAAATAAAGTAGTTGGTCTACTGGTTGCAAATCCTGCCCACCCCTTGCTGGTTTTTGTAATTTTATTTAATAGGAGTTTTAACATGAATATTGTACAACCAAAAATCAAGATACAACGATTAAGAGATACAAATCCAGAAGTATGTGAAGTCTTAGACCTTTTGAAAATAATCCTTATGGACAATTAGCACTCAATCTTGGATTGGAAGGCAATATAGAAGCGGTTGAGGAATAAATAGATG